CCAAAGGTACGGCGGTGACGGCGGTAGCGGTATTGTTGTGGTCCGCTATAGGATTTAATGCCATCCTTAGGTAGTTTATTCCCCAATAGCGATGTCCAGAAAGGAACATGGTTAAACACTGGGGGTACAACAACTGGAGACTTCTTTGCTCTAGTTGATGAAACGATTGCGTCTGCTAACGATGCGGATTATATTCGTGGTCCTGCTGGTGCCGCCGCCAGCGGCGCTAATGCCTATGATGCTGGCATAACTAATATGCCATCAGATTTTAATGGCATGACAACATTAAATTATAATGTTCGCTATAGACAGTTCAACAGGTCTAACGACACTGTTGGGTTTACGTTACTTATTGAATCTAGTACTGGTACAGCATTAACGAACACGGTGACGTTTGCTGGTGTGACGACAACGACGTTCACCAACTCTGGTGCTACTGCTTTCACTTTAACGTCTGCTGGCACTAATGCCACTAAAGCGGATTGGGATGGTGCGGTTCTTGTTGTCGCACAAACATATACTGCTAGCGGTCCTAACGATAATGCCTATATTGCAGTTAGCGCCATAGAATTAACAGGGACGTATCTTCTTTCTAGAACTGCCACTAGTTCTGCCACTGGTTCCAGTGTGGCAAAGGTTCCTCCTGTTTCTTTCACAGACAATTTCACTAGGGCTGATTCTACTACTTCTGTTGGTGGTGATTGGACCACAACTGTTGGCACTTTGGGTATTACTTCTAATGCCGCATATATGGTTAGCGGTGCTAGTGGTTCTTTTACGTTTCAGAACATTCAGTCATCTGAGTTTAAGCAGGTTGTTAGCGCACAGATAACAAACCCCAGCCCTACTCAAACTATTATTTTATACATAGCATATAAGGATTCTAGCAACTGGGTTAGGTTTTCATATTTTCCTGGTTTTGCTACTTGGATTCTAACATCAAATGTTTCTGGAACAACAACAAACCACGGCAATAATGGTTTAAGCGGTGGCGGTGGCATAGCAAGAATTGTTCGTGACGGGGATGTTTTTACTGCTTCTGCTGGAAACGCTAGAACTGCATCTTTTACGATTACTGGTTTAGATTATAACGGTGTTGGTTTTGGTATTAGTACATCTGGAACTAGTTACACAGTAGATGACTTTAATGCCAGACCACTAGTAACAACCACTAGAACAGCATCTAGTTCCGCTAGTGGTACATCTAGTTCTACTAGAGTAATAACAAAGTTGAGAACTGGTTCCAGTTCGGGAACTGGCACCAGTTCGGTATCTAAAGTTGTTACTAGTATTCGTACCGCTACATCTAGTGGTACTGGTTCTAGTTCTACTAGTAGTGTCATATCTAAACTAAGGACCGCCACCGCTAGCGGTGTCGGTACTAGTTCTAGTAATGAATTGCGAACTGTTCCTAGAACGGCTAGTGCTTCTGCCACTTCTAGTGAAACAGCGACACCAGGGAATTATAATACATTCACTAGAACCGCATCCTCTAGTGGTACTGGTTCTAGTTCTACGACAACCTTAGTTGTCCGTGTCCGTACTATTTCAGACACTGGCACTGGTTCCAGTTCGGTTATCCAGTTGCGTTCCGTCCATAGAACATCCTTTAGTTCTGGCGTAGGCTCCAGTCTAGTTGTTGTTGTTCGTACTGTTGTACGCACAACAACACCCACCACGGGTTTAGGTTCATCTAGTGTTGTTTGGCTCCTAGAGATAAATCGTACTGCACTCAGCCAGGCTTATGGTTCTAGTTCGGTTTTGTCTGGGAAATCTACCGCCAGAGATGCTTATGGTTACGGCTACGGTGACACTATTATTGCCACATGGAAGAACGCTGGTGTAACATTAAATGAATCAATCAAGATGCCACCTTTCTGGGTGGATGCTAACCCAAAGTTTATTCGTAGGAGACGCTAGTGGAAATTAATGAACTGGTACATGAACGTGAATGGCGTTCCTGTCGTGCCCGCAAGGATTCGTCTGTCCAGGAACAGTTGGATGCGTTTGAACATTTCTGTCAAACCTACTGGTATATTAAACATCCTGAGCGTGGACGTATCAAGTTTGAGTTGCGTGAAGCGCAACGAGAAACGGTACGTTCCTGGCTGACGAACCGCTATAGTGTTGTCTTGAAGGCACGCCAGATTGGTTTCTCCACTCTGGCGGCGGCATACTGTTTCTGGCTAACATTCTTTGAGGACGACAGGTTTGTCGTCATGCTATCTAGGACCGAGCGTGAGGCTATGAAACTGTTGCAGAAGTCTAAGTATGGTTATCGTTGGTTGCCTGAGTGGATGCGTATTCGTGGACCACGACTGTTGACGGACCACCAGTTGAAGATGGTGTTTGACAACGAGTCCGCTATTGAGTCGCTACCTAGTTCTAATGACCCTGCCCGTGGTGAATCAGTGTATCTTGTGGTTGTGGACGAGATGGCGTTTTTACCTAATCCTGATGAAGCGTGGGCGTCTATTGAACCTGTCGCTGACGTGGGTGGTCGTGTCATATGTCTCAGTACTGCTAATGGTTCAGGTAACTTCTTTCATAAACTGTGGGTTGGTTCCCAAACGGGAACCAACTTATTCAAAGGTATCTTCTGGTCTTGGGATGCAGGCGACCGCAACGAGGACTGGTATGAGGTTAAGAAGAAATCTTTACCATCGTGGCAGTTGCACCAGGAATACCCTCGCTCCCCTGAGGAAGCGTTCATCAAGTCAGGTAACCCTGTGTTTGACTTGGAAGTTATTGATTCAATTATACCATCCGAACCTACGGTGGGATTGTTAACGATTGGTTCTGAGGATGTAAGGTTTGTCATCTCAAATGATGGCCCCCTAAAGATTTGGGAGGAACCCATTGTCGATGCTAAGTATGTGATTGGTGCTGACGTTGCGGAAGGGTTATCACATGGAGACTATAGTTCGGCTCATGTTGTTAATGCTAATACTGGCCTTGTTGCGGCGCATTGGCATGGGCGCATAGAGCCAGACTTGTTTGGCGATATGCTGGCCGAACTGGGATGGATGTATAACTCTGCTCTAGTGGGCGTGGAGAACAACAACCATGGTTTGACTACCATCAAGGCGTTGCAACGCACAGGCTATAGGAACATTTACCGCCAACGTCGTCTAGCCCAGGCTAGGCCAGTGGCGACGAACATTCTTGGCTGGCGGACTACTGCTTCTTCTAAGCCTTTGATGATTGACGAACTAGCGGCGGCTATCCGTAACGAGGACATCGACATCTGTTGCGAATACACTATTGGCGAGTTGAGGACGTATGTTCGCAAGGAGAACGGCAAGATGTCAGGTTCCCCTCATGACGACCGTGTAATTTCCCTGGCTATCAGCAATCAGATGCTGAAGTATGTGTATATGCCTGAGTACTATGTGGGGGAGAATATCCCTAGAAACTCGCTGGCTTGGTGGGAACAGTTCCTGGTTGGTGAAAAAGCCCCCACTGCCCAGCCGATTGGTTCCTATAATGTTCGGCACGGTGCAGGAACCACCCGATAATGGCGAACGATACTCCTATTAGTATGGAAACATTTAACTGCGAGAAATGTGGTAAGCCGACGGTGGTGGAAGTAATTCACCGTCGTGGTTTGGTATGCTTCAAATGCCATGTATCCACAATCAACCTGGGGTTCTCCCACGGGAAATCGGACTTTCACGGTCCAACCATCAAGGAACGTCAAGAACAGCAGGTTGCCCAGGCGAAAGCCGCAGGCATTAATGCTGAGCCTGTTGGGACTAGGTGGATTTAATATCTAATGTGGTGGGTTCCTATTGCTTGCGCTTTAATTGGTGGTCCTATGATGTGGGGTTTACACAAGTTTGACAAACGCAACAGCGAACAACACAACCAGTCCCTAGGGTTATTGGGGCGTATAGAAAATAAACTAGAAAAACTAGATGACCGTGTTCATGCCCATATCCATTGGCACGCACACACAGAAAAGAAAGAGGAAAAACATGAAGTATTCTGATTCGGTTAAGCGGGCTGTAGCCACGTTCGTATTTGCTTTCACTGGCGTTCTTGTCGGTGGAGCCTTGGGTACGATTCCTGTGTGGGAGTCTGCTCTGTGGGCTGGTGCTGGCGCAATCGTCAACTTTGTTTATCGTGCGGCAGAACAGTATCTTAAAACTGTAGAAGGTGAATGACTAGATGGCCCGTCCCTCTAATAATGAAATACTAGCCAGGTATCGTAAGAAGATTACCGCCAGCCGTCGCTGGCGGAAAGAAGAATCTTACGACGAAACCTGGAAACGTCTAGTGGATATGTACCGTGGTCGTCACTACGAGTACTTCACAGACGAGGACCGAATCCTAGTGAATATGATTTTCTCTACGGTGAACGTCATCGCCCCTAGTATTTCTGTTAACTACCCAAAGATTACAGTAGCGGCAGTGGACCCCGACAAGGCTCCTAATGCTGTCATCGCTGAGGCTGTGGTTAACTATTGGTGGAGGCATCGGGACATTAAAACAGAGTTCCGACGTGCAGTAAAAGACCTACTGATTATCGGTCACGCTTGGGTTAAAGTTGGCTACAGGTATGTTGAAGAAGAACGCATCGGCAACGATGAGGACGTTAACGACCCAGCCCAGCCAGAGAACTATAGTACGACAAACAATAACGTCCTAGAGGATGCTCCGTTTGTAGAACGTCTCAGCCCGTTTGATGTGTTTGTGGACCCAGACGGTACCAGCATGAACGATATCAAGTGGATTGCTCATCGTACTAGAAGGCCTATTAGTGATGTGCGTTCCGACCGTCGGTACAATCGTACCGCACGGGAGAACGTGAACGCAGTATCCTATAGTCGCTATAGCGTGGAAGAACCTGCACACCGTAAGATTAACGACAAAGATGAAGGCTATGCCGACATCTTTGAGTTCTACGATTTGAGAAACAACACTGTGTCTATTTTTGCTGAAGGTGGGGAATCGTTCCTGATTAAACCACAGAAGATGCCATATGCTTTTGGTCATCCTTTTGTGATGCTACGGAACTACGATGTGCCAGACCAGTTCTATCCGATTGGTGACGTAGAGGCGATTGAGCCACTACAGCGGGAACTGAACGCTACCCGTACCCAGATGATGAACCATCGTAAGAAGTATGCACGTAAGTATTTGTTCCGTGAAACTAGCATTGACGCTAATGGTCGTTCTGCTATGGAGTCCGATGAGGATAACGTGATGGTCCCCGTAATCGGGGACGCACCATTATCAGATGTGGTCCAGCCATTCCCTGCTTTGATGAATCCACCAGAGTTCTATAACCAGTCCGCTATGATTGAACAGGATATTAACACCATCAGTGGTGTTGCCGAGTTCATGCGTGGTTCTGTATCTGAGATTCGTCGTACCGCTACGGAAGTGGGGCTACTCCAAGATGCCGCTAATGCACGGACAGCAGATAAGTTGGCTACTGTTGAGGCGGCTATTGCTGGTATCGGACGTAAACTGTTGGCTCTTAGCCAGCAGTTTGTAACTGGCATCCAGGTTGCTCGTATCATTGGTCGTGATGGTGAACCTATTTGGATTAAGTATGACCGTGACTATATCGCTGGCGAGTTCGACTTTGATGTTGTTGGTGGTTCTACTATGCCAAACAACGAGTCCGCCCGTCGTGCCCAGGCCGCCGAACTAGTGGCGGCTATGATGCCATTCGCTAGTGCGGGTGTTGTCGATATGACCAAGTTGGCGGCTTACGTTCTGCAAAACGGTTTCAACGTGAAGAACCCTGAAGCGTTCGTTATTGCACCTGAACCTGAACCAGCCCCTGAAGAAGAAGGACCACCACCTATGGGTGGTGGGATGCCTCCAGGTATGCCTCCCGAAATGATGGGCGGTATGCCACCCATGGGTCCACCCCCTATGGGTGGTGGGCCTGGGGAAGTTCCGCTTGACCCAGCACTACTAGAGTTGTTAATGATGCAACAGCCCCCTGCTGGTCCTGGGGTTCCTATGGGGGAGTCGATTCCTCCTGAGTTACTAGCGATGCTAATGGCATCTGGTGGTGCCATGCCCAATGTGGCAGGTGTACCACCGCAAGTTCTGGAGGGTTTATCCCCTCTAGACCAACCACTAATCTGATGGTTGGCGAACGATATACCTATATGTAGAGCAACCATTATGGACTCTAGTTTGGAGAAATACTGTGGATAACATAGAAGCCGTTGAATCTGCCCCCGTAGCGGGACAAGCAGTGGAGTCGGAAGTTGGGCAGGCAACTGAGACCAGCACCCCTAGTTACGAATACGTTAATGTTGACGAGATTGGCGATAGATACGTCAAGGTCAAGATTGATGGACAGGAACTAGATGTGCCAGTTAAGGAAGCCCTAAGTGGATACCAGCGTCAGTCGGATTATACCCGTAAGACGCAGGAATTGGCGGCTCAGCGAGAAAGCCTACAATATGCGGCAACTTTGGCTGAAGCATTGCAAGCAGACCCTAAAGGAACTTTGGATTTACTGAGTCGGCATTTTGGAGCAGATATGTCTGCCAACCAAGTCAACGAGGAACTAGAGTTGATGGACCCGATGGAACGTCAGGTTTATGAACTTAACCAAAAAGTCCAGTCCTTTGAAAATGCCCAGGCACAGCAAGAGTTGGAGCGTGAAATAGGCAGGCTAAGTAGCAAGTATCAAGACTTTAATCCGAGCGAGGTTATCAACCACGCTCTACGAACTGGGGTAACTGATTTGGAAGCGGCATACAAACAAGTAGCGTATGACCGTCTAGCCCAAGAAGTTGCCGCTATCCGTGGGGCACAGCAGGTTGTTGCTTCTAAGGAGCAAGAGGTTATTGATGCGAAACGAAACGCAGGTTTCGTTTCTGGTGGAGTTTCTGCCAATGGTGCTACGGAACCTGTCGGAAAAATAACATCTGTGGCGGATGCTTGGCTTGCCGCTAAACGACAGATGGGAATGTAAACACACCTATCAACCAACTGGAGTAAATTATGAGTAACCCAAACTTTGACCAACTGTTGGCAACTACGCTTGCCAACTATCGTGACCAACTGACAGACAACATTTTCACGGCTCGCCCGTTGACCTATTTCCTTATGGATAAGGGTCGGATTCGTATGTTGGATGGCGGAACTAAAATTGTTGAACCTCTCATCTACGGTTCAAACGGTACTGTTTCGTCGTACTCAGGTTACGACCCTATCGCCCTGACTGCTCAGGACGGAATCTCTGCCGCCGAATACGAATGGAAGCAGTACGCCGCATCCATCGCCATCAGCGGAATTGAAGAGGCTAAGAACAACGGCGAAGCCGCAATCTTGAACCTGTTGGAAGCCAAGGTCATGCAGGCTGAGGAGTCCATGCGTGAAGGTTTCAACGTTATGTTCTTCGGTGACGGAACTGGCAACAGTAGCAAGAACTGGAACGGCTTGGGCAACCTGGTTGAAGCCAGTGGTACTGTCGGTGGCATTAACCGTGCGACTGCTGGTAACGAATACTGGCGTTCATATGAGGAGAACACCGCTGGTGCGTTGACTCTCGCTCAAATGGCTACCGCCTACAACAGCGTGTCGGTCGGCAACGACCATCCTGACATGGTGTTGACCACCCAGACTTTGTACGAAAAGTACGAGTCCTTGCTACAGCCACAGTTGCGTTACACTGACACCAAGACGGCAGATGCTGGTTTCCAGAACCTGTTGTTCAAGGCGGCTCCAGTAACGTACGATGTGCATTGTACCGCTGGCGTTGTGTACTTCCTTAACAGCAAGTATCTCAGCCTTGTTGGTCACAGTGGCAAGTGGTTCTCTCAGACGGAGTTTGTCCGTCCTGAGAACTTGGATGCCAAGTATGCCCTTATCATGTGCTACGGTAACCTTACTTGCCGTAACGCTAAGAAGCAGGGTAAACTTACCGCCAAGACTGCCTGATAAACTTAGGTTGAGTGGGGGTATCCTACGGGATACCCCCACCAATACTGGAAGAAACCAAATAGAAAGAGAAAATATCATGGCTTCAAAGAAAAAAGCAGTAGTAATGCCACAAGCAAGCAACTTGACTCCCCCTAGTGCTACTGGTGTGCCGTCCAAGTTTCCTGCTAAGGCTAAGGTCGCTGGTCCTGCTGACCCTGCCACTAGGGGTTCTGCACGGGGCATTGAGAAGAAAGCGGCTGGCATGGCTAAGCGTGCCGCCAACAAGCCAACGGCAACTGGTGTCGCTAAGAAACCTACGGTTCCTACGACTCCTGGTACACGGGGCAAGTTGAAGAAGAAGGTTGCTGGACCTAGTGTTGGTTCTGGCAAGAAAGGTATGTACTGGTAATAGATTCTTATGCCTAGCGTACCCGCTTATGCCTATTATGGCAAACCCCAAAACGACTATAGATTGGCGCACATTGATAATGGTCGCCTTGCGGCACCTAGTGGACCTTACATTGGTCGTGGTAACAAATGCACTGGCAACGAGGACACTTGTGAAGGTAACCGTGCCAAAGGCACGGAGTACTGCATGGGTCATCTACGTCAAATGCTAAAAGAAAAGAACGAAAAGAATGGCATTGCTGTCCAGGAGGTGACAGATGGCGCAGACGAGACTGACACTGAATGATATCGTCGCTCGTGTCCGTGAAGTCACCGAACTAGACAGCACTGATGTTCCTACGAACATTATCCAAATGTATATTCGTGACGGCTACAATAGGATTATTGATTTGGAACGTCGTTGGACGTTCCTGGAAACAAAGTTCAGTATGACAACCACTGCTATGGTTGGAGAATATGAAATCAATGACTTCACGACTGATGACATTCGTGAGGTCATTTCTGTTGTGGATGATGAGGGCACCCGTCTAGAGTTCATTTCGTATGACGAGGCAGAAGATTTGTTCCTAGATGTTACAACCCCCATTAAGCGTCCTATCATGTATTCCATGTGGGGTGGTAAACTATATTTGTTCCCGACACCTAATGATACTTATACCGCTACTATTAGGGCGTACCGTTACCCTGAGGATTGGGTGACCGCCAATGGTATCGTTGATGGTCCAGCCACATTTGATATCCCCCTAG